AGAAAACTTACATCCCAATACCTATGTTAGGACTTCCCCTCGAGGTCGTCAAGCTGTTTTAATTTAATTTCGAGTTGCAATAACTTCCAGTTAAGATCATCAACCTTTTCAAATTTTTTCTTGACCGAAGCTTTCAGGATCTTGTGGTAAGTCCGTAGCATTTTTTGTTTGATCTTGTGCATTTCCAAATATCCTATCCCAGTTGTTGTTATATTTTTTGGTGTCATATGGACGTCGAGCATCACCTTTACCCGTGTGAGTCCTCGTCATCGTCCTCCATCTCTTGTCCGCTTTCGTTGTCATACTCGACATCTCCACTTAATTGTTCAAACATATCCATGATTCCGCTAAAGCACATCGGGCAGAGGGAGAAGGGTATAATACCGATGTACCCTTGCATCCCGCCTTCTGACTCTATGTCAAACTCACAGGTACAGATGTTACATGTAACGTCAGGGGTTAGCCGTGACATGACAAGCACTCTTCCGCATCTTGTAGAGCGACTCTCTCAACTGCGACTCCAACCTTATCCGCCTCGATTCCCGCATCTGTGCGGAGGTAGTACAAAGACTTGAGCCTAGACTTCCACGCCCGAAGGTGTACCGAGTTGACATAAGACGCCGGCGAACCAGCAGGGAAAAACAAATTGACTGACTGAGCTTGACAGACGTAGGGTTGGCGATCAGCCGCGTGGTCAACGACGGCTCCTTGGTCAATTTCGTACGCCGTTTTAAAAACATCCCTCTGCTCGTCTGAGAGGAACTCCAAGTGCTGAACTGAGCCTTGAGCATTAACGATACTTTTCCACGTCTCCTGATCATTTTTTCCCAGAGCATCTAAGACTCCCTCGAGGTTTGGGTTCTTGACGAGATGAGCACCCGCACGAGTACGATGGGTATAAGCATTAGACTTAATAGGCTCAATGCTAGCACTACACCCACAGATAATAGAACTGTTAGCGTTTGGAGCGATAGCGAGAAGGTGAGCGTTCCGACGTCCCGTGCCCACCATGTCAGGAGCCTCCCCCTTCTCTTTGCCAAGACGCAAACTTTCCGCATGAGCCTGTGCATGTATGTCGGCAAATATCCGTTGGTTCGCAAACTTCGCGCTAATGCTGTTCCACGGGATCTCATTCTGCTGTAAATACCCATGCCAACCCATCGCTCCTAAGCCGATAGACCTTTCTCTTTTAGCTGAGTAGACAGCTTTTCCCAGTTCTCTTGGTGCATTTTTGATAAAGAATTCAAGGACGTTGTCCAAGAATCGAACCAAGTCTCCAACCATTCCTGTTCCTTTCCACTCGTCGTATTTTTCGAGGTTGACCGAGCTAAGGCAACAGACTGCTGTGCGTTTTTCAGATGTAGGGAGAGTGATTTCAGAGCATAAGTTAGACCCTCTAACTGCGAGTCCAAGTGCTTTCTGAGAATCTGGTAACCTTCGGTTGGATTCGTCGATGAAGTGTAAGTAAGGTGAGCCAGTTCTGAAGCGAGCTTCAAGTATTCTTTCCCACAAGTCTCTAGCTGGGATCGAATCTCTGACATCTCCGTCATTAGGGTCTCGTAATTGCCATTCTGTTCCATGTTCTACTGCCTCCATAAAAGCATCTGTAATGTTAACGGCATTGAACAGGTTAAAACATTTCCTGTTCGTATCGCCGGTGGGTACTTTAAAGTTAATAAATTCGATGATGTCTGGGTGAGACACATCCATGTAAGCCGCGTAACTTCCCTTACGGGTGCGGCCCTGTTTCCACGCAGTCATCCCTGAGTCGACGACTTTCATGAATGGAATAGGTCCGGGTGCTTTATCTGAGATACCCCGTACGTCAGACCAGTGTCCTCCGACACCTCCTCCCTTTACGGAGAGCCAAGCAACTTCAGCATTATGGCTGATGAGAGACTCAAGATTGTCACCGACATAAGTAAGAAAGCAAGAGATTGGCAATCCTTTTGGCTCAACTCCGTCAAGCGGTGCGTTTGAAAGCACAGGACTAGCGAACATAAACCAACGCTTACTAGCGTAATCATAAATACGTTGAGCGAAGCCATAGTCACCCTCACAATATGCCAAAGCCGCCCGAGCAAAAGCTTCTTGTGGGCTAGACTCGTCGGGCAACATATAATAGTCCGTGAGTAGCTTTAAGGCTTGTGCGCTAAAGTTCTCATCACGGTCGTAGTCGATGGCAATCCTGCCACAGTACATATGTTCCATTATTTCTCCGAAAGTTCTTTTTCTGCGCGGGTCGCATACCATTCAGCCTTGCCCACGTTCATTAAGGGGGTGTCTTTGTCGTTGACCCGTAGTAAATATTTTAGCGAGTTTCCGAGCAAATATCCAGTGAATTGTTCTTCCGTGAGTACAGACTTAATAACCTCAATGGCCTCAAAGTCTTTCTTCTTGTAGTGATCGGGGTTCTTCCAATCTGTCATTGCAGTTCTCCAAATTTGGCAGTAATGACATTCCCCTCCATGCTTTTGATACGCTCGCGGTGTTCCGGTTTTAGCTCTTCCTCTGGGACGACTTCACCGAGTGCTTCCAACGTAACCCTTTCCAGTCCCATGTCGTAGAGGTCATCGAAGTGTTCGTGGACAGCCCCAAGCAATCCTTGCAGGATGACATAAGTTGGATCAAATGTCTTTTCGCCATCAACTTCAACCTGAGTATCTCGAGTTGCATATGCACGGATAGCAAAGCCATCCTCGTCTTCATTCTCATCTTCCAAAGGCTCCAAGACAATATAGTAACGCCCCTTCAGTAAGCCGGCTTGCTCGAGGGCGGCAATCTTTTCTTCGTCTATGATTAAATCACTCATGCTTTCTTCTCCAACCACTCTAGTGGTATTGTCCCATCCGCCCACAGTATACCTTGCTTATCACACCAAGATCCATATGTGGTCTTACTAGACCGGTTTAACTTGTTGGATGCTCTCAGGAACAACATACGTATGTCAAGAAACATATTCTGTTTAATCACGAGTAGCATCTTCTGTCTGTCAGCAGGGCTAAAAAACCCTTTGGCTTCAACATATATATCTTGTTCCGGAAGATAAAAGTCCGGTGTGTACATCTTTGGTTTCGGTTGGTACGAAATCTTATGAGATTCATACTCAAACTTAACTCCTTGTTCTGCAAGGTATTTTGCAACACTGAGCTCGTAATCTGAGCGGAACTTGTGCCGTTGTGGTTTACTCATAAGTTGACGAGTCCCTGTATCGATTGAGAAATTCTATCATGCAATTTAGGAGTTGTACTCCCGATTTGCAGGAGTGCGTGTGAGTATTCATTTCCGGGAAAAACTACGACTCGTCCTTGGCGTACGACATTTGCGATACTTATCAATTCGTCCGTAGCTTTCTTTCCGTCGCGTTCCCACGTTTCGTGCCCTAAAGGTTGACCGAAGTGTTGCCACATAGTCAACGGCAAGCATCTATCAAAGTTACGTGCCCATCTAACCCACGGGTCGCCACCTCTCTTGTCAGCGGCCTCGATGTAGACTGCGTAAGCTCCCTCATTCAGGTAGAGAAGCTGACGGTCCACTTTCTGTGTCATCAGAAGGGGCATCTTTTGTCTCCACAACAATTCTACGTAAGGTAGCTAGGCCGTCTGCTTTAATCCCGAGGCCGTAGTCATTACAATCAAGTTGGCAAAAAACCTTACCACGCTTGTACGTCATATCACCGACTTGGTAAATTGTTGCGTACTGCACTTCCTCTAAAGCCGGTCGTAGCTCATCGATAACCATCGTGTTATGTCGCTCCACATCTTTCATGATGCGGTCTTTCAGCTTGATGATCTTCCCTTGTAGCTCAACTACTTTTTTGATGTCCGCAGTCTTCATAGTTCCTTAACCTTTAATGTGTGGTACCAGACGACAGGCTTATTCTTTGCTCGAGAGGTTACCTTCTCGTGCTGTACAGCCTTCGGCCAGCAGTGCTTACGGTAACCGCAGAACGTACAGTTCTTAGCCAAGAGTTTATTCCCGGTAACAATCCTTTCACCCTGCAAAGTAAAGGCTTCATCAACAGGCTCTATCGGCGGCTTCTTGTATTTAAAGTTAGACATCAAGGCTTCAACAACTTTACCAGCTTCTGAGATGTAGTAATCTCTGTCTTCCGTCTGGTCATCCGGGGCTTGTACAAACTGGATTTCTCCACTTGATTTATCCACCACAATCCACCCGCCGAAGTCTTTTCCCTTAGCCTCTGCATAGAGGTGTCCCTGCATGAGATAACCGAAGGGGTCGTCTTCTTTAAGATTGTCGTAACCTTTACTAAACTTTTGTGTGTAAGAGTAAGGGCTAGCTGACTTTACGTCCCAGACCTTCTCTCCGTCCACAGGATCGTCGATAATTAAATCGAGGGTACCCTGTACCGTTTCGCCGCCAACGTCTAACTGGCACCTTCCCTGTGCCTCTAAGATCTTAACACCGGCTCCTTTGAGGATAGCCATCACGGCACACTCCACAAGATCACCAATGAGAAAACGTAGGATAACGTTGTAGGTCATTTCCTCATCTTTACCATCACGTCCGTGTATCTGTTGACAGAGGGGGCGTCCCAACCCACTCATACGTATCCGCCATTCCGGGTTACGGTCGAATTGTTTTTCGAGTGCCTCGCGACAGTCCTGTGCAAACTCCTCAAGCACAGAAGGGGAAAGCGATGCTTCCCCCCTCGTTGCCGCTTGAAGGAAGTTCTTAACTTGAACTTCCGCCAGCATCAGTTAAAGTCCGCCGCTACATCAACTTCCTCATCTTTAGCTTTCGCTTTAACAGCCTCCTTATGTTGTTCGAGGATGTTTGCGTTGGACGCCTTCACTGTCTCGAGGAACATGGTCATAGTCTCCATTGACGCATCATCCATCGGGATAGTTTCTTTTTGCGTAAACACAGGAGTGAAGTAAGTCACACTGCCCATCTTGTTACGCTTCGTAGTGAGCTCAAAAACCACCTCGTTCATGAGAGTGTTGCGGCCCAACCGCTCAATCGCCTCACGTGCAGGACGGAAACCAGAACGCTTGAAGTAGGTCATGACTGGGTAGTTTTCAATCTTAACATCCGTGCCTCCTGCTGTCTTACCAGTCATCGTGATTAAGGCGTAGAACACCTGATTACACGTAGCGAGACGTGAAGCCAGTGTCTTGGGATGCTTATCCCCTAGTTCTTCCTCCTCTGACTTTGATAGACGGCCACACTTGTTTGTGCCTGTGGTGTCTGGAAATTGGAAGTCCAAGGATGGTGCCTGAACAGAACGTGAGGCAAACTTGCCTTCTTCCTGATCCCACACACTCCACTCATACGTACGTACTAA